GGCTGGCACTGGGTCCCCCTCCCCCCGTATCCAATACCCCAAGAAAAGTGTTTCAGGAATCTCAACATTATGACCACACCATGCGCAATCCCAGGATGTAATCACCCGGCAACTCCATGCACAGGCGCCTGCACTCGAATGATCGAAGAGATCCGAGAGACGCTGCGAAGCACCCCACAAACAAACATCCCAGGCTTTGAGGCACCGCCCGCGAGCGCCCTGGCCACACAGGTCGGCGGCGATCACTACAAGAAGCTCAAGATTCAGCCGATGGAGTACAGCATGGCCAATAACCTGGACGCGTGCCAGCACACGGCGATCAAGTACATCACGCGCTTTCGCGACAAGGGCGGCATTGCAGATCTGCACAAGGCCAAGCATGTAATCGACATGCTCATCGAGTTTGAGGGCAAAGGGATTTGAAGCTCTCCGAATATGTCCCCCGAAGCTGCTTTCTTCCACTACATAACCGCGACAAGCGATGGGCAGTGGTGGTCGCCCACCGACGTGCCGGCAAGACCGTGGGCATGTGCGTCGACCTGGTCATCACCGCACTCGACTGCCCGCACCCCCGTCCGCAAGTCGCCTACCTTGCACCGTTCCGCGAGCAAGCGAAAAAAGTAGCGTGGGAATACCTCAAGCTTCTGACCAAGGAATACCAAAGCAAGAAGCCCAACGAGACCGAGCTCAAGATCACGATCCACAACGCCCGCGGCGATGAAAGCACGATCTTTGTAGGCGGCGCTGACAACCCAGACAGCATGCGCGGCCTCTACCTGGACGCCGTGGTGCTCGACGAAACCGGCCAGATTCGACCCAGCACCTGGTACTCCGTCTTGAGACCGGCCTTATCCGACAGAAAGGGCTGGGCCATCTTTGCGGGGACTCCGGCTGGGCGCAACTTTTTCTGGAACATGCGCGAAGAGGCGAGGCTCAACCCGAAGACGCACCTCCTGCTCGAGCTGCCGGCGTCAAAAACCGGGATTCTGGACGAGCAGGAATTGGCCGATGCCCGCGCGGCGATGACCGAAGACAGCTACCGCGTCGAATTCGAGTGCGATTTCACGGCCGCCGTGCCTGGCGCCTTCTACGCCAAGGACCTTGACAAGGCCCAGGACGAAGGCCGCATCGCGTACCTCGAGCGCGACCCCGAAATGCCCGTCAATGTCGTGGGCGACTTAGGTTTTACCGACTCCTGCAGCTGGTGGGTGTGGCAAGAGCGCCCCAACGGCATCGCTGTGGTCGACTTCTACGAGGCTGACTCGCGCCCGATCGGCCATTACATCGACTGGATCCGCAGCCTGGGCAAAGTCAAAGACGTTTTCTTACCGCACGACGCCCGCGCGAAGTCGCTGCAGACCGGCAAGTCAATGATCGAGACATTTATCGCTAACGGCATTATCCCCAAGCTGGTTCCCGAGCTCTCAGTGCTTGACGGCATCGAGGCCGCGCGACAAACCTTGGCCTATACCTGGTTCAACTCCGAGGCCTGCTACGACGGGATCGAGCACTTGCGTGGCTACTCCCGCGAGTGGGACGAGAAAAACCAGATTTACAGAAGCAGACCCAAGCACGACCAACACTCCCATGCTGCCGATGCGTTCCGCTATCTTGCTTTATCCACAGTGAAGCGAAATTCCCAACGCGTTGACGTAAAAGCAAGTAGCGGGTTAAAACCACATCAGGCACAAGGGGCTCATTACGCCTTCTCGTTGGAAGACATCTGGGACTGCGCCCCCGTTCAGAGCACCCGAATCGGATGACACACCATTTACATGAGGCCGCGTGATGGCTGAAGACAAGATAGAGAAGGCAAGCCAGTTTGGCAACGAGCCATCTGGCAAGCAACGCCTTTGGCTTACTGAGATTCAGGCGGCTGAAAAGGACATTGAAAAATTCCTTAAAGACGCTAAAACAATCAACCGGCGGTACCTCGATAAGCGCGATCCAAACGAAGAAGGTGAGTCCCGCGTCAATATTTTTTGGTCAACGATCCAGGTCGTGCTGGCCACTGTCTACTCTCGGCCACCAAAAGCTGACGTTTCTCGTTTGTACAAAGACCCCGACGATGACGTCGGTCGCGTTGCCAGCGAAATGCTGCAGCGAATCCTCAACAACGAGATTGAGCAAGACGGCAGCGACTTTGATGCCAGCGCCCGCCACGCGATCCAAGACTATTTGATTGTTGGCGAAGGCCAGCTCTGGAACCGCTACGAGGCTAACACTCAGACCGAGACGATCCCGGCGACATTTGATGAGGCCGGCAACGAAATTGAGCCCGAGCAGCAGTTCGAGCGACTCTTGCACGAAGACGCTATCACCGAGTGGGTCTCTTACGACGATTTTCTCTACTCCCCGGCCCGCGTCTGGGAGGAAGTGCGCTGGGTAGCACGCCGCGTCTACATGACACGCGACGCTTTGGTGGCTCGCTTCGGTGAAGAAATCGGAAATAAAGTACCTCTGGTCTCGCAAAAGACGACCAAGAAGGGCTACAGCAACGAGGTCAAGAACGACCCCTGGCAAAAGGGCGAAGTTTGGGAAATCTGGTGCAAAGAGAGCAAGCACGTTTACTGGCTCTCGAAGGGAATGGACACGCTGCTTGATGAGCGCCCCGATCCCTTGGGTCTCGAAAACTTCTTCCCGTGCGGTCAGCCTCTCATGGCCAACCTCACGACACAGAACCTCATTGCTCGCGCTGATTTCATCATGGCGCAAGACCAGTTCAACGAACTGGACGAAATCAACACCCGCATCAAGTACCTGACCAAGGCCGCGAAGATTGTCGGCGTGTACGACAAAGCAGCCGGTGATTCTGTCGGTCGCATGTTCCAGCAGGCTGCAGAAAATCAGCTTATTCCAGTTGATAACTGGGCGATGTTTGCTGAGTCGGGCGGCGTCAAGGGCAAGATCGACTGGGTTCCGCTCGATCAGATCACCAGCGCTATTGATCACTTGCGAGTGTACCGCTCGGACAAAGTCCAGCAGATCTACGAGGTGCTGGGCATCTCCGACATCATGCGCGGCGCCTCAAAGGCATCCGAGACCGCAGCGGCCCAGCAAATCAAGGCCTCGTTTGGCTCGACTCGCTTGCAACTGAAGCAGTTCTTCGTTGCGCAGTTCATCCAGACGGCGCTGCAGATCAAAGCTGAAATCATTATGAAGCACTTCACGCCTGAGACGATTCTCATGCGCTCGAATGTGCAGTTCAGCCCCGATAAAGCGCTTGCACCGCAGGCCGTTCAGCTCCTGAAGGAGCCCGTGGCCAACCGCTACCGCGTAGTCGTTCAGTCGGACTCTATGGCGGCAATTGATTGGCAAGCCGAGCGCGAGACTCGCATGGAGTTCTTAAACGGTTTGGGCGCATTCTTAAATGCGGCCATGCCGATGGCTCAAGCAATGCCAGGATCTGCGCCGTTCCTCTTGCGCATGATTCAGTGGGGCATGTCGTCATTCAAAGGAAGCCAGCAAATCGAGGGCATCCTCGACCAGGCAATTTCTCAGCTCGAGCAAAAGAGCAAAGAGCCGCCTGCGCCCCCAAGCCCAGAGCAAATGGCCGAGGTCGAAGAGAAGCGCTCGGCATCGATGGAGAAACGCGCCGGCGCTGTCAAGGATCTAGCCGATGCAATGGAGAAGATGGCCATGATCGGCCAGCCTTTGCCATTGCCGCTCGAAACAATCGTCGACGGTGGCCTCATGGGCGCCGGTGGCGAGACCGTTCAGCAGCTCATGGGCAAGCTCGAGCAGCTTGCAATGGGTGTGGCCGCGCCAAAACGCGTCGTGCGCGATCAAGTCGGCAAGGTCATAGGTGTGGAGCCAGTGCAGGGTCAAACGCCTCCCCAGGCGCCTCCTATGCAGCCGGCGGCACCAATCCAACAGCCTTCACCCGTCGGGCAGCTGTCTCAGAGGATCGATCAGCTGGCCGCGATGATGTCTGCGCCGAAGAAAGTAGTACGAGATCAACAAGGCAAGGTGGTCGGAGTGGCACCGGCACTACCTCAATTGCCCGCCCAGGGCATGCCCGCTCAAGCCCCCATGCCTCAACCTCAAAACCCCATAGGAGTTCCAAATGCCTAGTTACAACACTACCGTTCGCAACGATCGCATGTTCGTTGTGCGCGACGCATCTAACGGCGGCAAGCTTTCGCTGTATGACGGCGTCAAGCCCGCACCTGGCGGTGCGGTGACAACAAAACTTGCCGAATTTAATTTGGCAACACCATGCGGCAGCGTTGCTAGCGGCGTTCTCACATTCACCGACCCAGCTAACGCGACTGTGATCGCTGACGGCCAGGCGACATGGGCGCGCATCACCAACACCGGCGGCAGCTGGGTTGCAGACTTTACCGTCTCGCAAGTCGGTGGCACCGGTGAAATCCGCTTGACCGAAGACAACCTGACGACCGGCATGGCGCTTGACGTCACCAGCCTGACGATCACCGAAGGCGACGCATGACGTTTCCCGCTCTCTGGGATTCAGGGAAGTGGGACGACAGCAGCTGGAACACTCTCCTCGTTGAAGGCGCAATCACTAACGCTAATGATGTGGCGTTGGGTGGGATTGCCGTCATCGACAATGTTGGCGGTTTAATCACCGAGAACCCGGACATTGTTGTCGGCCAAATTGGTGTCACCAACTTTGTCGCGATGGCCGCAACAAATGGCAACGATGTTGCCGCTGGTGAGATCTCAGCGTTCCTCAATACGCTCCAGGGTGCGATTACTGAAGATCCTGACGATGTCGTCGGATCCATTCGGCAGATCTTCTATGTCAGCGGTGCGATCACCGAGAACCCTGACGATGTGTACGGCACGATCAGCATGAATTACGGGCTGACGGGCAACATCATCAACAACAATGACGTTGTCCAGGGCGAGATCCTCAATCGCGTCTACATGTCGGGTGCGATCCTCGAAAACAGAGACATCGTACGCGGCAACATTAGCGGTCCAAAAGCCACACCAAAACCTGGTGGCGGTTGGGCCCCGCAATTTCATTACCGGCGCGACTGGGAGCCTGAACCCGAGGTGCCCGTCGAGGAGCTCGAGATTCAAGTCGAGCTTGAGCCTGAGTTCATCCCACAACCGCTACCGATCGATCCGACGGTGGCCAGGATGATCGAAATCATGATGCGCGGCCCACAAGTGGTCAGCACCGACGAGGACGACCTCGAGTCGATCCTTATGAACCTGTAGGAGCGACCAGATGGATGAAGAAGAATTTGACCCAATGCAGCAAGCGGCGCGAATCAGCGCACTACGCGGTGCAAAGTCGCCGTGGGCGGTAAATCTGCAAGCCGCTCCATTGCTTGCCCCATCGGTCGGCCACGGCATGGGCGGGCGTATTGCATATACGCATCCAATTGATGATGACCGAGCACTTGAGCTTGGCGTGTCTGGTGGGTACGCCCAGGGGCGTGCAGGAAACAACGCTATTAGCAAGGGCACGC